GTTCTGATTGACCGATATGCGAATCTGAGAAAGATTCATGGACTGAGCTGATGAGAATTATTTATTCAGGCTCGGACATTGATTTTCTTGACACCACATACAATATCGAGGGAGAATGCCATCGAATGAACATCCCGACTAGGTTCTATCCAGACAGGCGCTTGCTTCTGGCAGGGAATACGACCGTAATATACAACCAAACGGGAAATCTTTCTAAAACATGGAAAGCAGATTACATCGGGGACAATTATTTGACGATTTTGACATTGATCAGAAAGGACAACGGTAAATGAGTATTAAAACAGCACTTGAATCAGAAGGAGTAGACTTCTCTGAATATATGAATATACCCGAACCATGGGACGGCTCAGCACAAATTAAAATGGAAAATGGTACAAAGTGGGTGATTTGTCCGTTTTGTGGAAAGAAAGCCTTAAAGATTTTCCCGACCACAAAGATTTATCGGATGCCGTATAAATGTAAGGGTAGCAACTGTAAGAAAGAGTTTATGGTGAATGTATGAATTGGTTTAAAGAAAAGTGTTCCCACCTATATGAGGAAATTGGGAAATACTATGACAAAATAGATTACGGAAATGGTACTTATATAAGTGCCTGTATTGTAAAAAATGCAAAATATGCGGAAATATTACATCCAAGACTGTATATTCAAATGAATTTACAATGTATACATCTTCTATAAGAATTGATGATTGCGTAAAAAAACTGATAGCTAAAGGATATGTTGACAAGGTTGATTTCTTTTTGGAACACGAAAATGATAATATACCGTGTAAATAGAGGTGTACTGAATGAAGAAAGCAAGAAAAATATGTTGGATAATTGCGAATTTCGTAATATTCAAATGGGTAGCAGATTATTTGATAGCCACAATTCAAGTGACAATTGAAAATCATTGGGGACTTTCGGCGGCTCCGTTATTGTTCATGGCAATATTCGCAGAATGGAAAGTAATTGAAAATATTTTTACGTAAATAAATAAGTAAACCAGTCAGAGAGCCACATGAGAGCCAGACTAAATCCTAAGAAGAAAGGAGGTCTGGCTCTATTTTTATGCAAAAATTCACAGAAGGTTCGTTTGAATGGTATCGGGCAATTTTAAATCAAATCATTAATGGCGATATGACGGTCTATCAAAACCAGAAAGACTGCCTTGATCTGCTGTTAAATATGAATATTGACCTTCCTTTCAAGGATAATCCAGATGCGCGACAGATGGGAATAAAGGTAAGCCAGTATGCACACAATATCGCAGAAAGGCAAGCTGCTATTACTGGAAGTGGAGATTTTGACGATATTTACTGGAAATATTTGCTGTTGGAAGCACAGAACTATCAAGTTGACAGTGGATTGCTTTATCTTGAAAAGAACCGAATTCCAAAAGAACGATTTTATGAACCACGAAGAAATGTGTTTTTGCAGCATAACATCATAGGTTCATTACAAGACTTGATGGATGATAAACTTGATATATTTGCGCTGAGCGTACCACCCGGTTGCGGAAAATCTACTCTTGAAGATTTCTTTCTGTCTCTGGTAGGCGGGTGGTTTCCGAATGATTTCAACCTGTCATCAGCGCACAGTAGTATTCTGACACGTTCACTTTATGATGGAGTTCTGGAAATCATCAATGATCCGGTTGAGTACACATGGCATGAGATTTTTCCGAATGTAGAAATACAGGGAACAAACGCAAAGGAAACAACAGTAAACCTTGAAAGGAATGGACGTTTTAAAACATGGACGTTCCGATCAATTGACGGTTCTCTGACTGGTGCTACTCGTTGTAATAGATTTCTTACCGCCGATGACCTTGTATCTGGTATTGAGGAAGCATTAAATAAAAACCGATTAGATACCCTGTGGACAAAAGTAGTAAATGACTTGCGTTCTCGTAGGCTAGAGGGTTGCAAAGAGTTTTATATAGCTACAAGATGGTCAGTTCATGACCCTATTGGAAAGTTACAGCAGTTATACGCCGGGAACCCTAGAGCAAGGTTCATAGCAGTACCGGCACTTGACGAGAATGGCAAAAGCAATTTTTTATTCACAGTAAATGGATTCTCTGAGAAGTATTTCAACGATGCTAAAGAGTCCATGGACGAAATCTCTTATAACTGTCTTTATCAGCAACAACCGTTAGAACGTGAAGGATTGCTGCTTCCGCCAGATAAGCTAAAAAGATTTTTCTTCGACAGAGAAGACGTGCCCGATGGATGCACGGACGAATACACAATTATACCAGACAGAGAAGCAGATGCGATATGGGCAGTATGTGATACAAAAGATAAAGGAACGGACTTCGAGTCTTTACCCATTGCATATCAATATGGGGATAAATTTTTTGTCCCGGACGTTGTTTTCGATGATACCACAGATTACGACATCCTGGACAGAAAGACTGCTGATATCTTGATAAAACACAATCCGCATAAAATCAGATTCGAGTCAAATAACGTAGGAAATCGTGTTGCACACAACATTCAAAAGATAATCTCAGGGAAATGCCGAGCGGATATCGAAACAAGACCTACGCAAGCAAATAAAGAAACAAAAATTCTTGTGAATTCTGATTACATATCAAAACATTTTTATTTTTTACATCCGAGCCAGTATAAACCAAAATCCGACTATGGATTATTTATGGCGAATGTAACCACATATACCACAAGGGCAAAAGTAGCTCATGATGACGGCCCGGACAGCTTGGCAATGATGGCAGAGTACGTGCAGAATCCATTAGGCGGGAAAGCAACTGCGATGCACAATCCACTTTGGGGAAGGAGATACGCATGAACACGAGAGAATATTTGAACCAGATTCAACGTTATGATAGAGTAATTCACAATAAATACATAGAAATTGAACAACTAAAAGCACATGCAACTGGATTAAGTTCTTTCTCATACGGAGAGCGTGTGCAAACGTCCGGAAACAAAGACAAGACAGGAGATTTAGTTGCAGAGATTGTTGATTTGCAAAAAGAAATTCGAAATATCACAGATGAATATTTAAAGAAAAGAACGGAAGTTATTAGAACAATTGATTCCGTTGAAAATCCGGTTTTGTATGATATTTTATTCAAAAAATATGTCGAAGGGAAAACGCTTTATGCAATTTCTGATGAATTGGGTTATGCCTATCAGTGGGTAAGACAGCTTCATATAGACGCAATTTCAGTAATTCGCCAATTAAAAAAATTTGAATCTTAAAAATCCCATACAAAAACATACACTAAAGTAGTGTATAATATAAAATGTAAAATTAAGCACTGGATTTTATTCCGGTGCTTTTTTCATGCAGAAAAATAGGAGGACAGGCAGTGGGGAGAAACAAAATAAACTTTGTTGACCTATGCCAAGGAGAATTTGGCAGAAAAACTGCCTATACTGGCGTAGACCAGATTACTCCCCAGAACGTGGCACAGGTCCTTTCTGATACAATCGGAATCCATAACAGGAATAGAACCCTGATGGATTATCTTTACAGATATTACAAAGGCGATCAGCCAATTTTATATCGTGAAAAACTTGTTCGCCCAGAGGTCAACAATAAAGTTGTTGAGAATCATGCCCTTGAAACAGTCAAATTCAAGGCAGGACAGATATATGGAGAACCTATTCAATATGTCTGTAAAAAGAAAAAAGCGAGTGAAGAAACAAACGAACAAGTTGATAGGCTCAATGATTATCTGGACGAAGCCAATGCAGACGCCAGAAATATTCAACTTGGAATATATCAGAGCGCGGTAGGAACTGCATACAAGGCAATCCTGAGAGAAGATGAATGGACAAAGGATGGAGACTTACCACCTTTCAGAATATTTATCCCATCACCGCAGGACGTATATATTGTTTATTCAAGCGCTACTGGCAAACCAGTGCTTTCCGTCCAGATTTTAAAAGACGAGGACAATCAGCAGTATTACCAGTGTTATTCTTCCAGACAGTATTTCAAAATACAAAATGGAGCGGTAACAGAAGCTGGAATCAATGGTTTTGGCGGTATTCCTATCATTGAATATCCAAATAATCACGACAGACTTTCCGACATCGAAATTGCGATTACAATGTATGATGCAATCAACAAATATCAATCTGACAGACTGAATGGGGTTGAACAGTTCGTACAAGCTCTGATGAAATTCAAAAACTGTGAGATTGACGAAGCAGAATTTGTAAAAATGATAAAACTCGGTGCTGTATCTGTAAAAGACGTCGGGAATGGAACACAATCAGACGTTGACTTAATGACTGCTGAATTAAATCAGTCAGAAAGTCAGGTTGCAAAAGATGATATTTACAACAATATGCTGATTGTAGAAGCAATGCCGAATCGACAGAGCAATACCGGTGGAGATACAGGAAATGCAGTGTATCTGAGGAATGGTTGGGATTTTGCAGAACGAGACGCAAAATTGGTAGAAGCATTTACGAAAGAAGCTGAAAAAGCATCTGCCAGAATTATTTTGAATATCATCCGAAAAACTTCAATGGATGTAAATATCTCGACCAGAGACTTTGATGTAAAAATCACCAGAAACCCGACAGATAACATGCTTGTCAAAGCGCAGGCGCTTGATTATCTGTTCAAAAATAAAATTCATCCGCTTATTGCGCTGATTACTTGCGGATTATTTAGTGATCCACAAAAAGTATATGAAATGAGTTTGCCATATCTCGGAACCATTTATCCGGAATTGGCAGACCCAGACTCAGAGTTGCAGAAAGCGCAAGATTTGCTGAATGGCTTCAATAAGGATGTGATTTCAGAATGAGTATTTCATCATACGATGAATTAACTATCAGGCCCAACAATCGCAGAAGTGAACCGTATAAAGAATATTTCAGCAAAATGTCAATATCAGACAAAGAAAAGCAAGAAAGGATAGCTTTTTCTGAACAAATGGAAGAAGTTGTCCTTTATATTTTAGCGTTGATAGAAACAACCATAGAAAGTGGAGAATCAGATCAAGAATACATTCAGACTCAATTTTACGACAAATATCTGGATGTAATTGCTTCGTATATGCTTATAGACACATATATCAAGCAATATGCTCTTGACGTGACAAAACAAATTATTGATGCAACATTTGAAAGATTTTCTGCCGAAGACAAAAGCATTACTGATGATTATTACCTGTCTAATGACCGGGCAATGTTTATTTCAGAATGCGAAGCTAATTCGATACTGAATTACAGACAGTATTCAAAAGCTGTGAAAGCAGGAAAGACAAAGAAGAAATGGATTGACGTAGGAGACAAAAGGGAACGAAAGACACACCTCGAAGTCGGAGAAACCATACTCCCGATTGATGAGCCGTTCTCGGTTGGAGATAGCTTGCTACAATTTCCAAAAGACACCTCGCTAGGAGCTTCGGCAGACGAGATTGTAAACTGCCGGTGTTCAATTCAATACAGTTAATTTAGAGACGAGTAAAATCGTCTCTTTTTTATTAAAAAAATATGCACCCCGATAGCGTAATCATGGGAGACACCTTGAGCTGAGCGAACAGCGTAAAAAAGCGTATTGGTGACAGGAGATTTCAATGACAAGAGAAGATGTAAAGAAGATCTTTCCAGATGCAACCGATGAGCAGATTACCTCTTTCCTGAATCAGTCAAATTCTGATGTAGCTAAGGAAAAAGCAAAAGCCCAGAAAGTAAAAGAACAAGCTGAAAAAGCAGATGCACTGGAAAAAGAGCTGGAAGAACTCAAACAGCAGAACATGACAGATGCTGAGAAAGC